TTCATATTCTAGACCTCAACTATTTGACACTTTAAGAGGAACAGTTGCAGGTTCTTATTCTGCAACTATGCATGTATACGACCCTCTTAGAAAAATGGATAGAACATATCATTACGATATGAAAGAAGTTATGGATAAGGGTACACACGTAAGTGGAAACTTTCCAATGGTACGTTTAGATGAACCTGAAGTTATATTGAAGGCAAGAAACCAAACAGACAGTATGTTACCTGCAGATTACGATGAGTTAGATGCAGATGCAGCTCCGAATAAAGCATTCGATAGTGTTGTTGAATACACTTACACTACTACACATTCTTTTGGTGATGCAACAGACGTAACTTCAAACGAACCATTAATAGGACTTAAATCAGATAACACAGGGCCACTGGAAAGAAAGGCATTATTAGAAACACTCCAACAGAACAGAATAAAATTTACGGTTCCTCTCAGAACAGATTTCACAGTTGGGTCTATAGTTAAATTAATTATACCTGAACCTGAATTAAAGAGACCTGACAGTTCGATTGAAAGTAATGTAAATGATAATCGTTATCTTGTAACAGATATGTGTATGGATGCAGACCCAACTAAAAACACAGGGTTTCTTCATATAGAAGCGGTTAAAGAAAGTTTCTCAGGTAAAATAGAAGATTACAGACCATTACAGAACGCATCTGGCCCTGAAAGAATCCAAAATACAGTACAGGATACATAATGAACGCAGAATATTTTTACGGAATAGTTGAAGACAGACATGACCCTCTCATGATAGGAAGAGTACGTGTACGTGTTCATGGTGTTCATACAGATGATAAACTTGCGATTGCAACACCTGATTTACCATGGGCACAGGTAATTCTTCCACCAACGTCAAGTGGTCTCTCAGGTATCGGTATGAACTCTCACGGACTTGTTGAGGGGTCTACGGTATTTGGATTTTGGAGAGACTCCACAAAACAAGACCCAATTATTATAGGGGTTGCGACTGGAGTTACAGTTGATGGTTACAGAGAAACAGTCGAAGGAACCATATTATCTAGATTAGTAGATAAAGGATTTAATGACCCTAGAAGAATGACCCCTGCAGATTACGAAGGAACTGCAGATGGGGCAAACCCTGCACAAAATTCAGTTAGAACTTGGGGACTAGAACAAGCATTAGACACTGCACCTAAACAACCATCAGAAGAAGGAAGAACTGTTAACTATGATGGAACAGGGTCAACTGTTGACCATTATGAAATTGATGCAGAAAAAGATTTACCATTCTATCCATTGTATTTTGATGAATCAGATATTTCAAAGTTTGCAAGAGGAGAAGGAGATTATAGTGTTCGAAACATAAATGAAATTAAAGGTATGGAACACTACCCTAATTCACCTGCAGACCCCAAGTACCCATATAACCATGTATGGCATTCAGAGTCAGGACACGTCTTAGAAATTGATGACACTTTCGAAAAGGAACGTCTTGCAATAGAACATAGATCAGGAACATTTACAGAAATTCATCCTGATGGTTCTGAAGTACATCACATTGTAAATGACCACTATCATGTTGTATGTAAAGACCACGAAATGTATGTTGGTGGTAAAGTGAATATAAGAGTATTAGGTAACGCAAACATTCATGCAAATGGTAATGCAGAAATAACTGCATACGGTAAAGGGTTACTTGATGTTTCAGATGATCTGACAATTAAGTCAGGTAAAAACATGAGAATTCAGGCCGCAGGTGATCTAGTACTTGCTGGTAAGAAAGTTGTATTTTAAATGATATGTCCATTAATATTGAGATTCCTACAGCAATAGTATGTCCTGAAGGGGACATCTTTGACCTTCCATCTAAAGCAGAAATAGTTAATGCATTGAATTCAATTGGTTCTTTACCAATGAAGTTGAGAGCCGCATTCTTAGAAGAAAAGGCAGAAAAGGAAAAAGAAATAAAAGAACTTTGGGACAGATTAAATGACCCAAATTTGACAAAGGAAGAAAAGGATGCTATAATTGAAGAGATTAATGCATTAGAATCATCAATCTATCCTGTCCTCACTGCATTGGAAGAAGAGATTGAAGAGATGGTAGAAGAAGTTGAAAAGGTTAAAGAGAAAATTGAGGAACTTCTTTCACCTTACTGGCAAAAAGACGGACAAAAAAGAAACTGGCAACAAGAAGCGAATCAGGCAGTAACTAAATTCCTCGCAGAATTCCACGTATACGTTCCAGCAAAAATTGCAGAGTTCATCAGTAAATTTGTCCCTATCAATTTTACAATTAATGTTTATGGAATATCTATAGACATTATTGCAATTATCACTTCACCAAACTATAAAAAAGAAATTGAAGCACAGATAATGGGAAGTGAAATCGTTAAAGAGATTCAGGGATTAAGAGGTGAAATCGAAAATCAACATGAAGAACTACGTAAATTAAAAGACGACCCTATTGCATATACAGAGGCAGAAGAAGAGGCAATAAAGGCAGAGATTGAAAGAATCGAAAGTGATATTTTAACCAAGGAAAATTTAAGAACACAATTGGTTGATAAACTATTCTCATTCTTACCTTCCACATGTAGACAATTTGACGGAGAGTATGGTGTTTTAGATGTAGAAGCGAAAGCGCAGTTAGCATTCCAGTGTATACAAACTGAAATTGAAGATTGGTTGAATAACTGGCACGTTAAAGCATTTGAAAAACTTATAGACCTGTTTGATGAAATATGGGATTTATTAGGATTACCTGATTTACCTTTCAGTGAACTTGCAGACATATTATCAATGGATATTCCTGAAATGGTTCATGGAGTCACAGAGATTATTAAAGAGGAGTTTAAGAAAACTAGACTGGGTATTCAATTACAAATCGATGAAATTGATAAGTTACTAGAAGAAGAACCCTATAAAAGTGATGTGGCTGCGAGAGAGATTCTTTTAGAAGGACGTAAAGAATTAGAAGATCAAATAATGGACGAACAAAGAAAGTTCCAACAAATGATACGAGATAAAATTTTAGGTTTATCTATTTTTGGTTTTACTGTAAGAGAAATCATAGGTGCAGAAATAGAATCAACTGCACAATCACTTGAAGAAGAAATTGCAGATATGATGATTGCATTAGAAAAATTTAAAGTAAACTGGTACAAGAGAGTTCTTTTCTTATGGGTTAAAAAGATTAAGAAGTTTTTAGATAAGATTGGATTAGGTAAAATATTTGATGTACTCTTCTTAACTTTCTGTGATTTCTTAGAGTTAATTGGTTTCTTACCTCTAACGATTGGTCTTTCCCTTTCAAGTATAGATGGAGTAGTAAATTCAAGTCTGAAAAAACCTAAAATACCTAGACCTACTAATAATGATGATACTGAACCAACAGAAAACGCATTTGAAACAGATGGTGTAAGAGATACATTCCCAATCGCAGGAAGTGGTAGTAATACATACGTGTTTATAGATGGTGTAAGACAAAGTGGTGGTTTCACTGAAAGTAGTGGTAACATAGTGTTTAGTACTCCACCTGAAGCAGGAAAGTTTATTTCAGTGTTTGGAGAGGACAGAGAATTTGCAGATGACGGTCAAACAGACTTCAATGTGCAGGGTGGTGGAACGATGACTGCAAATAATGTCGATGTTTTTATTCGTAATAAATTAATTGACCCTAGTCTATACACAATCGATGTTGAAAATCAGATCATACAGTTTACAGATGCACCAAATAGTGGATTAGTTTCAATCCAACTTGCAGTTTAATTAGGTAAGGTGACATAAATAGAATTATGGTAGATTACGTAAAACCCAATGGTAAGACAGTTGCGATTGACCCTGCATCAGCAGATTTAGATTTGCAATTTAAGGCACATCCTATTACAGGTGATCTTGCATTGAAGTATGACACAGATGCAGTAAGACGTGCAGTTAGAAATATTCTATTAACCAATAAATATGAAAGACCTTTTAAACCAAATTTTGGTGGAAATCTACAGAGTGCATTGTTTGAGTTAGACACTTCTGTACAGATTAATCGTCTTAAAAGACAACTGAAAGAACAAATAGAAATCATTGAACCACGTGTTACTAATGTTGGTGTAAGATTTGCACCTGTAACAAACAGTAATAGATTAGATGTTACAGTAACCTATTCTATCATCAATGGTAAACGAAATAATCAAGTAGAATTCTCAGTAAGTAGGGTACGATAATGGCAGTAGACAGTTCAAAAATATCAGTTTCAGATTTAGATTTTGAAGATATCGCAAAGAATCTTAAATCATATCTAAAGGGACAACAAAAATTTAAAGATTATGACTTCGATGGTTCAACAATGTCGATTCTCATTGATCTAATGGCATACACTGCACATATTGGTGCAATTAACACTAACCTTGCAGCTTCTGAATTGTTTTTAGATTCTGCACAACTAAGAAAGAACGTTGTTGCACGTGCAAAAGATTTAGGATTCACTCCTGCATCAGAAAAGGCATCTTCTGCAATTGTAGATATGAATCTAAGAAATGTTCGTAATGCTGATCAGACATATCCTACAACTACTGAAATGACAATCCCTAGAGGAACTAGATTTTCAACTGCATACGATGGTAAAAACTATGAGTATGTTGTTTCAAATCCAGTAAGACCTGTTGCAAATGGTAATACATATCAATATGCAGACGTACAACTTGTTCAAGGTTCGTACATGACAGACAAATACGTGTATGACTCTCAGATCAAGAATGGTAAGTATGTACTCTCAAATTTGAGAATAGATAAATCACACCTTAAAGTTACAGTTGACTCAGATGGTCAATTAGAAACATACACATTATCAACTGATATATCAAACGTATCAACTGAATCTAGAGTTTATTATGCACAAGAAAACGACGAAGGATATACGGAAATTTATTTTGGTGATGGGGTATTAGGTAAACAACTAAAGGACGGTGACATTATCACTGCAACTTATATTATAGTTGATGCATTACACGCTGATGGTGCAAACATATTTAATTTAAGAGAAAGTATTAACGGATTTGTTGATGCAGTCATATCAACTAAAGTTGCATCAACAGGTGGTGCAGAGAAAGAATCTATTGACTCAATTAAATTTAAGGCAAACAAATTTTACACATCACAAAACAGACTTGTGACACTTAATGACTATAAAGGTAAAGTGTCTGAATACTATCCGAATGCAGATGCAATCGCAGTGTGGGGTGGTGAAGATAATGACCCACCTGAATATGGTAAAGTGTTTCTTGCAATCAAACCTAAAAACGCAGACTACTTATCAGACACAGAAAAGAGACAAGTGGAGAACAAATTAAAGGCACTGAACATATTAACGGTAAGACCTATTATTATATCTCCTGACATAACTAAAATTTTAATCTCTACCACATTCAAGTATGATGAGAAACAAACTGATCTTACAAGTGGTGAATTAGAGACCGTAGTGTTAAACGCAATTACAAACTATGATAATGTAAACCTAAACAACTTTGATGCAGTGTTTAGACATTCAAAACTAACAAGGGCTGTTGATGATGCAAACAGTGCTATATTATCAAACACTACAAATATCAGATTACGTAAAGCAAGAGTTGTAGAAGCTAATAAAAAACAAGGATACGATGTTAAGTTTGGAAACGCATTTTATCATCCACACTCAGGACATAATGCATCCTCAGGTGGTATATTAGTTACTACAAGTTTTAAAGTACAAGGAGATTCCGTCAATGATCAATATTTTGACGATGACGGAAACGGAGTATTAAGAAGATATTACTTACAAGGTTCTAATAGAATCTTTGCAGACAAAGAAGCAGGTACTATCGATTATACTAAAGGAATTATTACAATCAACGCCATCACGTTTACTTCCACGAAGAACGTTGATAGCTCGATTGACTTCACTATTATCCCTGACGGTGACGATGTTGTCGCAACAAGGGGTAGTTTGATTGACATTGATATAGAAAATGTTAAAGTCAAAGGTGAAGTAGACACCATCGCAAGTGGTGAAACGAGTGCTGGTGTAGGGTTTACAACTACATCTAGTACATCATATTAACTTATGAAGAAAGTGGTCAGGAGTCCCCTGAGTAGTTTCCCATTCAATTGGATTATAGGAGGAAAATAGAATGGCAGATAAAAAAATTAGTGCGTTATCATCAGTCGCAGATTCAGATATTGGGTCAGATGACTTGTTGCATATCGTAGATAACCCAAGTGGTACCCCAGTAAACAAAAAGATGACTATTGGTCAACTTTTTGAAAACGTTCCAACTCACCTTGCATTGAATGACATCTCAACTGAGACAGCAGCTGCAACAGATTTAGCTGCAACTGCAATTACCATCATCGATGGTACTAACTTCTCAGCAGACGTTGCATTCACATTAGACAATGGTACTGATGTTGGTCAAATTAAAATCATCGCATGTTCAGGAATGCATGCTTCTTATGATGCAGACATTACTGTATCTTCATGGTTCGCTTCAGGTGCATCTGCGCCTCAGATTCAACTAGAAGATGCTGGAGATGGATGTGTTTTAATTTGGAACGGTTCTGTATGGTTACCAGTTGCTAACAACAATGCAACTATTGTTGTTGCTTAAATAGGAACTTAATCTAGATGTCTCACGATAACTTTGTAATAGATAAACTATCTCATAGATTATCGCAACTGATACCGAATTTTATTCAGGAGGAATCTCCTGCATTCGAACAGTTTTTAAAAGCATATTTTGAGTATCTAGAATCCGAAATAATTGTCCTCGAATCTGAAGAAGAGATAGGGGACATTCTTTTAGAAGATGGTCAGGGTTCCATTCTTTTGGAACCCTTTACCACTGCACCATCTCCTGATTCTGCAACATCTAAAATTGTTCAAGAAAAAACCAAAAGTATTAATAGTGTACTAGTTGGGGTTGAACCGTTTCAAGTTGGAGAATATATCATTGGTCAAACCAGTGGTTCCGTTGCACAGGTAACAGTTATCAACGGACTTACGTTATATCTAAATGCAATATCAGGAAATGGATTTGCGCCAGGCGAAACTATACAAGGACGAGATGGTAATCGTACTGGTGTTGTAAAAACATATAAAGAAAATACCATACTCGCACAAAACAGACTCTTAGATTATTCAGATATTGATCATACAACTGAACAATTCTTAGAGTATTTTACGAAAGACTTTGTTCCTTCATTAAACATTAATAACATTAAGAGTAAACGTCTTGCAATAAAGAATATGACTTCTTTATACAAGAAGAAAGGAACAGAAGAGTCACTCAAGTTTTTAATGCGTATCCTCTTTGCAGAGGACGCTGAAATACGTTATCCTGTAGATGAGACACTTCATCTGTCAACATCTGACTTTAGTCAGAGAAGACGTATGGTCATCAGGATGGAAAATGAAAGTGCATTACCTGTCGCAACAGACAAGATTGTACAATATGAGCCTGGGTCTACAGTTAAAGTTGCAGAGTCTATAGTTGAAAACGTATATGTATTAGAATCAGATAAAGGTATTTACTCATTAGAGATAACAGACAATCACATAGGTACCTTTACAAACAATGGAACTGTAACACTTTTAGATAGAGATGGTGTTACAAGTGAGTTCGCAAGAATCTTAGGTGTCGTTAGTGACGTAAAATACGGACAGTCAAGTACGTATATGAAAACGGATGACGAAGACACTGTAGTGTTAGAAACAACAATTCTATCTAAAACTACCCAAGAACAACTACAAGGTAAACAAGAAATAAACATTAACATTATCTC